CCAAAAGGCATAATGGACTCCCGAGTTTATAGTTAGGCAATAAAAGAACACTGGCCACTTAAAGGTGGCCAGTGGGCGACTGCAAGAAGATTAGGCCATCGAGGGATCGAAGACTGGACGGTTACGATAAAGCACATTAACAGACAATTGAGTCTCAACAGACCAGAATGTACAAGCACCAGAACGAGTACGAAAAGCCATACCAATACAAGCATACCAACCTTTTTCATTCTCAACAGAAGGCGGAAGTGCCATGGTAAAGGTCGATAAACCATGACCAGTTAAACCATTATGCGGTGAAGAATCAGATTGATGGTGACAAGGCAAATAAGCAGCTGAACGAACAATATCATCATCGCCACCTTGCTTAGCAAAACCAGCAAAAAAATCTATTTGCGGCATAGCTTTAGAAGCATCAATAGCAGCTCTATATTGACAATCAACGGAAAGAATAAACGGATAACCCGGCCGGCTATCATCTGGAATCATAGGAATACGATGATGGCAAGCATACATCTTCATATTAGGCATGCCAGTATTAACGGGTAAATCCATCGAATAAGAATAAACACCTTCCTGATATTCACCTACGCCGAGAACTTCAGAAGCAAAAGGAAAATGAAGAGATTTCCAAGTCGCAAAAATAGGAGTTTTGACAGAAGTATGATTAACAACAGGAAAATGCGGTACTGGACCAATAAGATCAGGACGTATCATATTTAACCTACGAAGATAGAAGAAACAGAATCAGGATAGACACGCTTAGCATCAATATTAATATGACCTTGCGCATTCCAATGGCCTAATTGATCGGGTGACTGAAAGGTGAGATCATACTCATCACTCCTAATATAATGAGCATCATTTTCGGAAACAGGTAAATCATCAAGAAAAGGAAAACCATTAAGATTATCATATTGTTTATGGACATAATTAGGATGATACCTATAATGCTGACCAAAGGGTTGATAGCCTAATGATTGCGTACTATCAGAATGAAAAACATCTTTAACCTTTATCTCTTCAGGAGGGAAACCTGAAACAATACGAGCATCACCTGCAAGATCAGTATATGAAGGTGAACCATCATGGAAAAGACGGTGAGTTTCCAAAGTATGAATAGTCGGGAAACGAACTAACATCATCAGCCATAGGGCACCATGCTCTGGCATAAATATACGGGGAACAGTAAGCGATGCTTGGCCAAATGCCTTACCGCCTACCTGACCAAGTGAACCCGGAGCAGTACCATCAATATCATAACCGGAAAGATAAGAACGATTCATTCCAAGCAATTTAGGCTTTTGCTCTACATCAATATTAATGTTGGAGCCCCAACTCTGTTTTAACAAGTCGGAATAACGTATCGTAAACCAATCACGCTGTGCAATATTATTGTAAGCATTTTTAACCTGTTCAACACTCCAAACGTCAACCTTAGCAGTAGAACCTGAAACAGGTGCATTAACATCATGCATCGATTTAGACCGGTTTTTATCAGTACGAAGACCAGTAGTCCAGAGCGTTTTATCATAACAACATGAAAGACCAAAACGTCTAGTATCTTCATTTGTACCAGTAGCCAATATGGATTTATCAGGGTCCGTAGGATGCTTAAAATAACGGTTATATATACGGTCATAACCTTTAGCCAACCACATTGGAACAACACCTTTAACTTCAGACGTACCAAAGCAACCGACTTCATGAGGCATTGTATAAGATGGAAGTGTAATCGAACCATTAGGATCAAGACCTTGTTTAAGAAACTTTATAAAAACATTATCTTCACCTTGTCCGGAATAACAATGACGATGCGGAATCCAAAAAGCATACATATCAATATGCGCATCAAGAGAAAGCGCCCGACGTAAAGGCGCTAAGCGAACAGTCATCTGGACATTAATGTCCATGGAATCCCCAGGCAAAGTAGGTATTACACCTATAGCATGCAAAGTACCTATTTTGGCACAAGGGAAGGCCCAATGACTCAAATCAAAAGACGTTCTTTGGGACCTTCTTTGTGTCACAGTCGAGTACCTCCAACATGCCAATTTTTAGAATAACGGCGTCCGCGAGTAGGAGCGCGACCTCTACGTTTATAACTCATGATTTATTTCCTCATTAGGATTAGGAAGGGATGAAATGTCAGGCGCTAAGCGGTCAGCAATAGCAGCGTCACATTTCGGCGAAAAAGTAGCGGGACCAACAGCATCTTTAGCATCAGCCACAATATTACAAACGATAGCAAACAACTGACGAGCGGTAAAAGGCTCATACTCCGCAGTCTCATTAACAGATATTGCCATACTATCAGCATCAACACCATGGTGTTCAGACCATTTACAAGCCGCCAAATGATTAACAGGATGCACAAAAGCAACAATCATAGCAGCAACATATTCAGCGGGAAGTGTAAACCTCGCAAGCGCAAGATGATCAAGGGATTCGAAAAGAACACCTTCAAAAGCCTGACGAAAAACACCACGTTGTAAGGTTGTCCAAAAATCAGGCTGACTAAGTACGCGCATTGCCTCACGTGAAGAAGACTGCAAAAGATCTTCACGCGCCTTAAGAGCCTTAAAAAGTTTAAACGCCGTGGAAAAAGAAGGGGTAAATGACTGCGCCATTAAATTATCCTCGTTTTTTTGATCCAGATAGAACATCAGGTTTTTTTGTTTCACGTAAAACACTAGAACAAAATTGCGGGAATTCATCTACTGGATAATTACTAGCAATATAATCCAAGATAAGAACAACATTTTCAACTACTCGGGAACGATCAGTAGCCTTATAACGTAACACCGCAACAGACAAAAGCAACACCGTAGAAAGAACATCAAGAACAAAATCTAATTGCTCACTAGAAAAAAGCGAACGCGAAGAATGCTCGATTACCCTATCGAGATTTTCCGAAATAATTACGAATCGCGAAGACAACACTGGAGAATCAACATTATCACGCAATTCACGAGCGTAACGCTCCACAGGAAATTCAGGACAAGCCGGCATAACTACTTCATTAACATTAGACATAATTAACTCCTATTCGACGAAACATTTAGAGAAGAAGAAAACGAAGTATAATTTTTTATTTCGTACTTGTCGAGAACTTCCTGAACATATTTATTAAAAATAACCGAATTTCTCGTATTCCGGAGATACAAAGTTTCGGAACTCGAATGCTTGAGGATCTGGGTCACGTGGGTCAAACCTTGCAAAAGCTTGTCGGGCTTCAGAGGTTGCCTCTGCTCCCGAGAAGACAACGCTAATGGCGTCATCAAAGTCATTGCAGACCTCAACTTGTCGGGCCAAATATCTATCCCTATCTGCTTCCTCGACTCTAGCATGCAAGAGGGAAGCGAATTTATCCGAATCTGGCGGGCTAACGTCCTCCTCGTCATCTGACGAAGAAGATTTCTTGGTATTGCCAACGTGTGGTAATTGAACTTTTGGCGGCTTGTCTGGAGCTGGGTCAACTCCGCGATCTTGAGTGTTTTCAGGCGGTTGGTTAGGGTTAGGATACCAAAGTTCTGACTCATCCGACATCTTGCAACTCCTCTCTCTTTAGAGATGTATTTAGTTAAATAACGCGCAAGCGCTACAGGGGAAGAAGGCGCACGAGGTACGCCAGTTTTATCTAAAGGCCACGACCAGCCTAAACGGGCCCAAATATCGCGACCATCAAAGCGTACGGCAATAGGGTTAGAAAAGCCAAAGCCAGGGCGAGGAAAGCCCACTGGCTGTAATCGATTAGGGCGAGAACGATTCTTTTCGTTAGGATCAGCATAGGACGTACCAACGGGAAGATCACGCATAAAATAAATGACATGCGCATGAAGACGGCCGGACTGATGTTGTTCAAAAACAAGACAATAGCGGAAAAAATCACTTGTATAGTGGCCATCAGTAGCTGAATAAGTACCATAACACGCAGCACCAACACGCCGACGAAGCTTTTTAATCCATCTAAAAACTTCTTTCCTAAACGTCTCATCATCATAACGCGACGGATCATAGGTAAGCGTATCAAACACCACAAACCAACCGCTATTGTTCGCTTCTAGGCATTCAACAGACGTACGAAACTGAAAATTGGTCATTGCTTGCTGGTAGGACATATCTGCAAGAATACCATAAATCCAAGAAGATGCACGAGGTAAAACGTTGAACATATTGGCAAAACGCTTACGGATACTGGGCAAAAGCTCCTTCTGAACAGCCGCAACAGCACCAGCGAGACTACACGTGTCACTTAGAAATATAGTATCAAGTAGATTTTTTACCCCAGTTAACCGCGATTGTTCAGCATTGAGGAAAGAACGAGCTAGAATAACCTCATTTTTAGTAGGGTCATCTAGGAAAGTGTCAGGCGCAACATCGAGAGAACGAAGCGCCTTATCAATATACGAAATTTGAGAAACAGCAGAACGCCATAACCGATACCAAGGGAAGGCATCAGAGAAAGTGGTATCAGAAACAGAGTAGAGAAGACCCTGAAAATAGTCAGCAGTATTATCTAAAGGGTCAGCGTACAATTTTAGATATACAACAACGCAGCAATAAGAGCGCCACCAGTCAATATAAGATTGATAGTCGGCGCGTAAAAGTTAATAGTACGAATGTAAGATTTAAACCTCACCACAGCATTAAACCAGTTTCAGAAGATAGAGGAATAGCAGAATCATCACGCCAATAACGAGGTTTTGAATTGTCAGGCTTATATTTTGAAGCCGACGATTTAATACTACGCGCACCAGAAAGTTTTTTAGTTAATTTATCTGATTGACCGTAAAGCGTACGACCTAACCTATTAAGCATACGGTTTGCCTGTATAACACCAAGACCTTGAACACCTAACTGACCATAACCAAGATTTACACGTTCAGATTCATAATCGGCACGACCTTTATAAAATTTACCAGCATTATTTGCTTCAGCTTTTTTAATACGCGCCTCTTGTTCTTGAATAGGCCATTTACCAACTTCCGTACCAGCTTGGACGGATGCAAGATGACCACGCTTTTTATTTAGAAATATATCCGATTCAGCTTTACCAATTTCCGATGGCATCTTCCGTCCAGCAATACCAGCTTGTTTATTAGGTGCCTGTGCAGCTATTAACGCCTGCGCAAGACCTGACATGGCATGGACAGTGGAGGAATACATCTGGGCATGAGCACCAGCCTGTGCAGCCTGAACAGCAGGAGAAGGAAGAAGCATCGAGGCCATTTTAGAAGCCGAAGCAATTTCAGAGGCACGCAATTGTTGAGCTGGAGTAGGACCAGCAGCATTATTAGCAGATTGAGCAGAAGGATAACCGGGGAGAACACCCTGTCCAGCAGATGCTTGGTGTCCAGTACCCATTAAATCCCACGGGGAAGCCTCGGGAAACATACCTTCCAACTCCTGACGTTGAGCAATACCACGCTGACCAGCACGGCCGGCCGTTTCAGTATTAAGACGCATACCTTCAAGATATTGATTCTGATTAAACTGTGATTGATTAAATAGTTGATTTTGAGTAAAAGAACGCGCATTCATACCATACTGTTGATGATAAAGCTGTTCATTAAAACCAAGCGTTTGATTAAATTCCTGACGCCTGATATTGCGAGAAGTACCAGCATCATACATAGACTGATAACGATTAAAACGACGAATTAAACCTTGTCGATAATTTGCACGTCGCTGTTCATAGTCGGCAAGGTCATTACGCTGCCGCCTAGATTGTTGATTAAACCGTAGACGTTCGGTCCACAATTCACGATGTTGTCGAGGATTAAGATCAGAACCAGTAGCAGCATTTTTACCAATAGCAGAACCAGCAACAGAACCAGTAGCGCCAATAATAGCTGCCATAATTGCATCATCAATACCAAAAGGCATAATGGACTCCCGAGTTTATAGTTAGGCAATAAAAGAACACTGGCCACTTAAAGGTGGCCAGTGGGCGACTGCAAGAAGAT